GGGGCAGACGGCCATATTGACATTATTGGCTTTGTCCATGCAACCGATGCAGTCTTAACATCCTTGAATATTACCAGTGCATTTGCCGGTAAGTGTACGGTCATCGGCGGGCAATATGACACAATATCGAATTCGTCTGCGGAAGGCTGCGTCCTCATTAACGTTGATAGAGAGGCTGGGGCTGTCAATTCAGGTACTCGGACAGATCGAATAGTTCTTGTCGATGTAGATAATATCAAGAGGACTGAGACTCTACTGGGCAGTGCTGTCGTAGACATGCAGAACGGCGACTCAAAGACAACCGCCTACAATGTTCCGGCGGGATTGACAGCAATCATCACTAAGGTCATCATCAGAAGTCCATCGGGCTCTTTGGCTTCGGGATCGACCGGCGACTTCGACATAGGCTCTGGTGCGAACGCCGATACGTGGCTACAGACAATCAATCTCGACACTTTGACGGCGGTAACGGACTACATGGTAATCACGTCGGAAAATCAAAAGTATACAATGGAGGCGGCCGGCGCTGCTTTCGGAATCAAACCAATAACAGGAGCAACCGCCAATGTGACGGCTACGATGGACGTATGGGGTTATCTCTTTTGATGCGTCACCCCAAGTGTAAACAGTTGACACGCTTTTTGAGCTAAAAATGCCAAAACGATTGAATGGCAACTTGAAATGGATCATCACTACCGACCAGATGGTGCAAAAAGCGAACCGAAGGAATCTTACGAAGAAACTTGTAAAGGAGTAACCGATGGGAATCATAAATAAATTGACACAATCGTAGATGATTGTAATATGGAGGGTACGGTTCAGCATTCAGATGCTGTAGCCGCTATTGACTTACTTCAAAAGGAAGTGAATAGAGTGTTGTTCCTTGGAAAGGAGAATCATGGAAAAGAGCAAGCCTACAATTGCTGAATTAGAAGAAATATTGAATGACCCAAAAGCACGACCTATTACAATTCAACCAGATGGCTCAATTGCAGTTGACCAGCAGGAAAAGGAACAATGTAGCAACTGCCGGTTCAAGAAGGAGGATTTGTGTAAGCGACACGCACCACAACCATTAAAAGATACAGACCATCGTATTCCTAAGTGGCCCGACGTGCGTGATACCGACTGGTGTGGAGAGTGGGGGAAGAAATGATTACCACGGACTTAAACACAGGTAGAGTGACATTTTTTCTCAGCCAGGAAAGGCAACTTGAAATGTCAGCCAGTGAATATGAACACTTTGAAAGCCTGATAAAAAACCCACCGCATATCCAACCTATCCGGCCATGTACAGCATATTCTGTAAGAGTTGTGAATGGACTAGAACTAAACACTAAGGAGTAACCAATGATTAGAGGATTTTTTGCATTCTGGAAAGCCCTCTCGTGGGCCAACAAGCAACGCAAGGGCGGAGAGAAGTTCGGCGTAAATTACTTCTCGGACGCTAGGATGCACATCTGGCGACTTGGCCTCGAAAGGATCGGCAGGGCACTCGAAAAGGGAGATTTAGGCAACGTGCCACCTATCGTCAAATGGTTCCTCGGCAGAACGCGCATCGACAACAAAATAGGCCACGCCATACAAGTACTCCTCAAGAGCGACAAGCTCGCAACGGGCGACAAAGCCCTCAACCATCCATATCAAACACATTAGAGCAAAGGAGAAAAACAAGATGGAAGCCTATCAAGAACGAGTAGTCGAAGAAGCACAAGAACTAGAAAAAAAGCTGGTCAAGTTGGTCGCATTCTGTCGCACGAAGCGATTTGAGGCACTGTCCTCGGCTGAGCAGTGCCGGATGATTCGTCAGCGGTTGCTTATGACCCGTTACGGCGAAGTGCTGGGAGAACGCATCGAAGCGTTTTAACCCACATAGCAAATAGACATTAGATTAAAGGAAGAATACCATGCGAAAGGATATACTCATCGGCGCCGGAAGCCTTATAGTTGCTGGCATAGGGCAAGGCGATAATGAGGGAATAGGTATCTACTCGTCCCCAGATCATGGGCACGAGACAAACGATCCAATACCGATGAAAATGTTAGACGACAAGGAACCCGAGATTGCTATATGGTTTAAGGACATGAAAGCGATACGGATGTTCCAAGATCAAATAAATGGCGTAGCGTTACGCATGAACGGATACGAAATCAAGAATAAGGAGAAAGTAACATGAGAAAGATTATGAGCATTGTAGTATGTGTGCTGCTGGCGATAGTAGCGGGATGTAACGAAAGCCAGCACCTGACAGCGTGGGCGCTGGGAACAACCAACTTCGACAGCCAGGACAATGAGTTCACTGGCCGAGGTGGTATTTGCGACGGGAAGGTGGAAGCTGGCGCGGAAACCACGTACTACGGCCCACACGGCCATCAGGCTTACGGAGGCTATGCTCTGCTGCATTTGGAAGGCGACCCGTCGAGTTGGCTGGGCCAACCCTACGTTGGCTACCACGCCACTGTGGCGGACGCTGAGGACGGCGGGCAGTACGGGCCTATTGTCGGGACTGTCTACTGGAATATCTTCGTAGTGGAAGTCCAGCCGCTCCAAGGTTACAATGGGAAGCTCGAAGAGAAGTTCGGCGAGTCGCATGATGAGAATCGGCTGTACACGGGGGCTGTTTTTGAGTTCTAATGAGTGGCTACCGCCTACCCCTCCCCCTATTGATCTGGGGTCTAATCAAGAGCTTCATCAAGGAAGCCTATAAACGGCTAAGAGCTTGCCTTTCCAACGATTAGGGTGGGATAGCGTCCGCAATGTTCGCCGTCCCACCCGACGCTTGCTCATTCTCGATTCCTTTCAACTCGGTTTCTTGTGCGTTACTCTGTACTTGAGTTTTCTAAGGTCTTTCTCTTCACTCAGGGCGTACTCGAACTCGAGGTGCTGTCTTCGGGATCCTTCGCAGGTTCTTATCTCGCAGGCTGCTTGGAAGCACAGGGCGGGAAAGTCTGTTCACTGAGAGCCTCCACTATCCTTTCTCCGAGCCACTTGGCAACTGAGACGGTGACGGCGTTTCCGACGGCGCGTTGGCGAGCTGAGCCAGGTATTCCGTCAGTGTGTCCCGGACTGAATCCTTGAACAAGCTCCCGCTCAATGTGTGAGAGCACACGTATCCCCCGTCTGGGCCCTTCGAAAACATAATTACAACGATAGTCCATCCGGTTCCGTCGTGTTGTAAGACAGAGCATGGGCGTCTCTGTATTTGAGCCCGCCTGGCAAAACCCTTCACTGCTCTCATTGTCATGGCACGCTCGCACAAACCTATCAAGGGTTTCGAGCTGATCGAATCCTGCCACGAACTCACGGGCCCTACTCTGCCCTGTAAACGCTTTTGAATCCATCCGGATAATAATGCTTTGGTATCCGAGCAGTCCCAGAGCCCCGCCGAATTCCGCTGCATCAGGGTGATGAACATTTTCGCGCAAAAGCCACCGGGGTTTGCAGCGGTAGACCATTGCAAGAAAGTATCCCGACAAGTCGGGGCTGCGTGTTCTGTGAATTCCCCCAGCCAGGCTTCGAATGGGGCAAGGGTCTCCGCCCACAATTCCCATGCAGGGTCGGACTTCGTTTTTGGGTACATCAGGCCAGTGCCTGTTGAGGAGTGTGAGGCAGTGTTTGTCATTTTCTATTTGGAAGACAGCTTTTAAGCCGGCCTGTTCCAAGCCGAGGTCGAGCCCACCCGCGCCAGAAAACAAGCTTCCAAACTCCATGTATTGGTTTAGGGTTTCCATGTTCGTGCCGTTTTAATCTGTGAAATAGTCGAACGTCGGCTCCTTGTATATTTCGCGGTAACAATTTATTGTTCCAAATCCATACACCCCTTTGCAGCAGGGGCAAACAGAATGCCGCTCGGCGCTGATGAATGAGTATGAGCAGCCGAGGTACAGACAGTACTGCGGATGAAATAGTTTAGGCCACGCTACACTGGATTCAGCCATGCGAATTCTCCGTGGTATTGTTGTGCTGCAAAAGACGAGGTCCACGCTGTTGTCCGGCCACTCACGCATCACGTCGATCAAGTCACCGCAGACGAATTGGTTTGTCGGTAAGGCTTCCTTGCTCACTGGTCACTCCTTTCCCCACCCAAGAGGGCACCATTTAGGTGTTCTGATAAGCCGCCGTGTTCCCAGCTTTATTGATTGTAATCTGCGAGCGCGTCCGCCGTAGCAGCACAACTCATAATGCCTGCTCCGTGGGATGGCATCGACATAAACGTCTTGATGCTTGCAGGCGTCGCATAGCAATACAGGGCCTTCTTTTGTACTGAAGATGCTCATGTCAGTTCTCGTCCGGGTACTCTCTCGTTGCGGGACAGTGCTTACACTTTTGCGTAGGCACGCCTTTGACGTCAAAATCATCGACCCAGTGGTGGTCGCTATCTAAGCAGCCGCCGCACTTACGCGGGCAGACGTCCAGTAGGATTCCACGATCTTTCATTTCGGCTCCTCAATCTCGAGCATCTTTTTGGCTACGCCTCGGACTTCGTGACGCTTTATCAGGCATCTAGTCAAACCACGATAGAAATTTGCTTTCGTCCGGTTATTATAAAAGAGATTTGCTGTCTCATTTATATTCTCGGCCATTCTTCGCCCTAAAATTTCCGAGCGCGTTTCTTTCATGTCGGCTCCTCAATCTTCTCGAACGTCACTGGGCGTGCGCCAATACGTTCCCAGAGTTCGTTCTGGCAAGTAAGGCAAAGGTGGCCGCACGGATAGCATTCATAGGCAATGTCGAAGGGGTTCTCGCACAACCACGTCACAGCTTTCCATCGAATCCATGACTCGAAATAATCGGTGGCCCAATAAGGAGTGTCCACAACTTGATAGATACCGGGCTTCAAGTAGTCGTCTTCTGATTCGATCCGCACTATCTCTGCTTCCAAAACAACCAAAAGATTGTGCTGGTCCTTTTGGTCGCCATATTCTTCGCACTTGCAACAAGTGAATTCATAATACTCACGATAGCAATCATCGCATATTGGATCGTCGCTGGAATCTCTACGTGGGTTTTCTCGCTCTTCTTCATCGAACTCATCGCCACACGAACTACAATTTGTGACTTCTAGTTTCTCGCTCATTTCTTCATCTCCTGCACAGCCCACGCAGGCCAGATTGCTCTAATCTTCTATAGCCATCGCCTTATCAAAACATGCCTTCATATATTGCTTGAGAACAACTGGATCATTGCAGTCATCCGGGGTGCTACAAGCGAGTCGGACGGTATCTTTAAGATCATCTAGCTTGACATTCTCGGCGTATAATACGACGAGTGTTTCCTCGGCTTCATGCCAGCTTTTACGCAGACGCGCTTCCACTTCGTCTTTAGCTTTGAGTTGCTCGGCCTGTCGGTCGATAAGGTCAATCGCATCTTTGGCCCAAATCTTCCAGCCTGTCCGTCCTAAATCCCAATGTCGGAGGCTTAATGTATGTGTGAGAGATACGCCGGTTGGCTTTGTCTGTATCTCCTGCGCATCTTCCATTGCTTCAATCTCGTCTGCGTGACTCATTTCGGCATCCTTGCAGTCCTTACGTGGTCTTACCCCGGCCTTCCACGCTTTTTCTAATTCTGCATCTAATTCAATAATGCGGTTAAGTCGCTTGATCTCTGCCACTTGGTCGTCGATGAGGTCTTGCAACTCTCTCCGTGCTGTATAGTAGCCGGCGGCATATATGTCGCACTGCATTGTGCCGGGGTCAATAGTTTCTTTATACTTATTCCAGGACGGAATCCAGTTCTTTTGTATCTCGCAACCATCCGCCATCGCTTGAAGACCGTCTGCATGACTCATTGTTCATTACTCCTTTCGGCTAAAACCATTTTTTTATACCTGTTTCTTTCAACAACTTACCCACTTCGGCCTGATAGTACAGAACCAGTCCAGGAAACTCCCGTGGCCCCCACCGTGAAGGTAGTCGGTGAAGTCGTTCGAGTTCCTGGACGGTTTCTTCGTCGTATTCCGCGACGAGCCCTTCACGAAACTCCTCTGTCCGACCACCCTCGAATCCATTACATGAGCCACATTGTACTCTGATGTTCCTTTCATCGAAATACGTACCACTGCCCCCACCCAAACCTCTCGGCTTGTAATGCCCGGCCTGCCCGCCGCCTCGGCGTCTAATGTCAACTAGCCGCCCGCATGTATAGCATTGAGCTAGTGCATCAGTGGTGAATGTTCCGAGTCTTTCGGCAGTAGCAACAACACCCTTGAGTCTAACCCAACGGGCCATCCAGTCCCAGGCTATGCTCTTCTGTGTTTTCTTATGCTTGCCTCTTTTCCATCTAACCATTTATTCTTCCTTAATTCCCTTCCTGTTCCATCCTGTGATTGCCCGCACTTCAACTCTCACCGGCCGTGGTAATCGCCAACCATGCGGCTCGGCGCGCAAGTCGCTCCGCGATCCAATATAGCCATATACTTTTTTAATATAGTCGCGGGCTTGTTGCCGGGTGGTAAAAAGCACCGGGACACGATCCTTGTAAAGTAGGTGTTCAGTCACGTCATCAAGGTGATTCTTTGAATGCCACATTGCACCCCATCGCGTTACAGGTTTCACTTCGTCACCTCGCTAAAATCCGGGTGCATTGTGGTCATGTGCCTATTGAGGTTCGTGAAATGTCGATTACAGCAGGGGCATACGCCGTTGGCTATGCGATTCTTCAGCCGTGTTTTAGCAGCCTTATGGCCTCGTAAACTTGCCCTTGTTTGATCGTGCCTTGATCTTTCATTGGCAAGATAGTATTGTTCTCGCTCGAGTCTTTCTTTTGTCTGCGCAAGTTCGGATAGCTCTTTGTTATATCCCCAAGTACACTTGCAATAGGGGCAGGTCCAATACCCACCATGCTCGCGTTTTTCCTTGAGGTATCTTTGCGTTAATGCGTAGACCCCGCCACACTCGCCGCAACTCACTTTAGTAAATGTCTCGGTTAATTCTATAGTCTCTAACATTATTTGCCTCCTTTTGTATTGAAGTCGGACGGGAAAGTGTTAACATAAAACGAGCCGAACGGAGGTATCGTGCTTCCGAACGGCTCTAAACATAGCAAACTAATCAGGAGTCTGCAATGTGTGATGCAATCATATCGAAACGCTGCTGGAAATGCAAGTCTGTCAAGCTGCTGTCTGAGTTTTACAGAGATTCCCACACTGGAGACGGGCACACGTCCAGGTGTAAGGTCTGTGTGCTTACGCACCAGAGGCAGTATCAACAAACCGAGAAAGGCAAAGAGGTAAACAGAGCCGCCGTTGCTCGCTATGGTCGCACTGAGAAAGGCAAAGAGATCCGGCAAACCGAGAAAGGCAAGTTGCGACTCAAAGCGCGTCAAGCAGTAGCCTACGTCGTCGCCACCGGGAAAATGCCGCGTGCTCGAACCTTGCAATGTACCTATTGCGATAAGCCCGCAAAGGAATATCACCACCATCATGGTTACGAGAAGCCGTTCTGGCTCGACGTTGTTCCTGCTTGTTTTGACTGCCGTCGTGATTGATTGAATCTCTTTACTCATAACAATTTCACTTTCTCTCTTTGTTGCCGATACACAACCGCCTTTAGCGACCATATTCGCATAGCCGCCAGTTTGCCGAGTTTTTGTAATTCCTTTTCGTTCAATTTTCGGGCACCGCTGTTTGTCTTCGGAGTCTTTACAATCTCTGTTTTGCCGTAGGCGTATGGAGCCATGTCGGGCTTAACGATAATCAAGCCCGCCCTTTCTGGTATGAGTTCCATTGCTTTTGCTCGGAGATCCTCGGGGACGGCAAAATATAGCTGTCGGATTCGATCACTGCGGTGTCCGTGTATCTTTTTTTTGTCAGCCTTAAGGTCAGACGCCGATACTTTAATTTCAATCTCTGTAGCCCATCCCACCGGACTAACGACAAGCATGTCGAGTTCGTGCCAGAAATTTAGGCCCCAATGCACATTCGGCACGATGAAGTACCGTCGCCATCCGTAGCGGTGAGCGATTGCAATTTCTATGTCGCCGGCGTGCATCTTTGGTCGTTTTTGTTTCATAACAATTTCACTTTCTAGAAAGGCGCACTCGGCGCCACAGCCTCGCACAGCCACTTGATGTAAAATCCCTCACGATTTCCCGCAATGCGACGGCACAAACGTTCAGCATCCTCCTGGACTTTTCCTGCGTCCACCGGCACGCCCCTGTAACTGGCTGTCGGAAATCCAGCGCGCCTGCTTTTAGGATCACCAGCCAAGTCCACGCCATCTGGCCGCATGATTACGTAGAGTTCCACGGGTTCGGCGTGGGCTACTTCTTTTGGGATAATGGCAGGGTTCATAGCCTGCAAGATTGCGCCGGCCGGTGGGAGCCCTTGGCGTGTTCTACGGAACTTGAAGTCCTCAACACACTGTTTAGCCTTATCGTAGTCGAACCGCCCCAAACGCTTGGCCCAGCCCTCAATATCGACTTCAGACTCCACCAGCTTCGGCCAGTTGCCTTTCAGTACTTTTTCAATGAAGTTTTGGGATTGTTCTGGGGTCATAATTGTCCAATAAAATCTACAATATCTTTCAAGCACTGAACCGTAAAGCCCATCATTGGCTCGGGTTGCAGCTCCCACTTCCCAAAGTCGCCGACGATTATTATGCCCAATAATCCCTTGGTTCGGTTGCTCCGGCACTCGAACGCATACACCTCGGGAAATAACGGGTGGCGTTTTTCAGTGAAATAGATAAATCTATACTTGAGCCTCATTTCGGTATTTTGCCCTCTTTCTGGAGCTTGGTGTATGTGTCGGAAATTGAGTCTGGCTTAGAGCTTTCACCCGGCCACCAGTTCATGCGAATACATTTCATCATGTGGAGCCTGAGATTCTTGATAGGGCGATTACACCCGTCCACGAAGCCGACCGCGCCGAAGTGTTCGTAGTACGCCACGGCCTCGGCTTCGGTCTTACCCACCATTACAGCGGCGTCCTTGCACTCTTGCTCACTCCACTGGCGATTTTGCATGTTTGTCCTTAGACGTCCGCTTTTGTTAACACTTTTCAGCATAGATACGGTCAATGATGGCTATTTGTTTATCAGTGAATGTCTCAGGTGGATTATCCATGAAACCAGCAATAAATTGCACTTCCCATTCCGATAAACCATGACCGAAGCTGTCGATATGCTCCACTATTTCCTGGGAATTGAATCCATCCATTCTACTGATCCTTTTCTATGGTATCTTAGTTTACACCGCAACCTTACCTCAGTTCCTAATATCTTCATAGGACTAAGTCATACGAACCAAGGCAGCTTTTGATATCACCTATTTCGCTTCTGAGCTTGTGTAAATCTATCTAGCCATCGTTGAACTGAGTATGGCGAGGACACACCGCCTCAAAGTTCGGTGCGTTGCGTTGTCCCGTTGTCATAGACTCCATTCTCATAGACATTTTTGGTTCGGTGTGTCAAAAAAATGAGCCCCCAGGGTTGGATAGAATCGCTTTGGGCAAATCTCCCTGGAGGCAAGTTTCAACTAAATTTGACTGTTCGATTCTATCCATGTCGGCTAATCTACACTTTCATTTTGGGTTGTCAAGGGTAATTTCACAAAAAAACATTCTTGGCAGTTCATTTCAATCCTTTACGAACCAGGCATGAACATCGTGTCCTTGGCGTATCCATCCCGGTATGTGGCCGGGAATATGACTATCAGTACCAGTGTGAACATCATGGAACAAATAGAAGTCCGGCTCGCTCACAATATCGCCGATGTCGCGAGCATAGTCCCAATTTGACCGCGAAACACTCAACCGGCCATTGGCACTGTTTACAAAAACTAAACATTTCTCATACTCCGATTCCGGCTCGTAGCCGGGCTTGAGGATGAGCAGTTGATCGCACCAGACTGATAGCTCCCGGCCGTGTGCAGAGCCATCCGGTAAATTTTTCGTGACTTGGAGCGTATTCTTAATCCCGGCATCAAACAAGACGCCCTGCTCCTCTTTGGAACGTATCCAGTACGGCTGTACCTTTCTCGGGTCTTTCAACTTCTTGATTCGTTCTTTTAGTTCTTTGTCCATGTCGTTCTCCTATTCTGTTAATAAAAGCGAGCCGGCCTCCTTGCCGTGCTGTGTAGCTTCCTTGGCGTGTTCGCTCGCGTTGATTTTGCGTCATAATTGTTGTGCCTGTTTTCTTATGGCAGTTTCTACGACAGTAACTCTATTTGCAAGAACGGCATCCAAGCAAATTCGCATTTTTGTATGCTCATCGCGTGTCAATATGGTAATTTTTACATGAGTACATGGTCCACCAAATTCTACAGTTACATCGCTCCTGATACGCTCGTGCTTCAGGTCAGCCTCGTCAAGCGTATCGTATCCAAATAGTTTGGCAATCTTTTCTTGCTGTTCCTGTGTGCGCTCCAATTGCGTCGTTAGTTTTGTCAAATTATGCGTATCCATTTCTATCTCCTTTTAAGCGATTCGCTCGCGTTGATTTTAGCGGGCGGCGGCAAGAAGGTATCTGGTGATACGACCGCCGCCCAGGTGACTACAGCTTCCTGCACATATTGCACCCCCTTTCTTGTTTGTCGGGCAAGCTACGTCCCGCTCGAAATATATTGACCTGTCAACTTCTTAAAAAGTGCTGGTGGGCGAAGACAGTTAATCTCTGCCGCTCGAAAGCTCGGAGTCACGACGCAGCCACCAACACAACTCTATTCACTTGTAAAAAAAGCTCACTGTAGATGTCTGAATAAGTAGTTAATTGCTTCTTGCAGTATCATTGGGTCCTCCCTACAAAGCCCGATCATTTGATTACACTTGCCGCAGAGCAATGCACGTGTTTTGCCTGTCTTGTGGTTATGATCTACATGGAAATGTCTTTGTTTTCTGTTTGCCTTACTGCCGCCACAAATGTTGCACTTGCCATTTTGCTTGACCAACATCGCATCATAGTCTTCTATCGTAATACCATACATTTTAACGTAACGATTTTCTCGTGCTCGTAAAATTAACTCAGGAGCGCGTTCTTTGTATTGTTGTCGTTTATATGCTTTCATTTTTTCGTGAATATGCGGATTTGCAGCCAAGTATTTTCGTCTGTTTACGTGCTCACAATCACGACAGAAGTAACTCCTTTGTCCACGGTTTGCATGTATACAGTGTCGGTCTATTGTGAAATCGTTTTCTGGCTTTTGTTCTTTACAGGTGGAGCATTTTAAGAGTTTCATGGCAGTTTCCAAAAAAGAACCAGCCGGAGTTGCTACGCAGTATGGGCAAGAGCCCGATGTGCCTCCGGCTGGCCATGATTGTTTTTGTACTACGTAGCATACCATGTTTATAACTCTTTCTTGGAGTCTGTCAATACTTTTTAGGAAATGTGCCTGAATATCGACTGTTTAGCGTTCAGCGTAGCCGACAGTACGCCAATTTTCGTGATAATGCTCTTGTAGGCGTTCGTTGCTATTTCCTGGGTCACCCGCTCATCGGAACACATACCTTCGGCCAATTTCTTGATGAGTGTAGCCGGAGGCTTGCCGTCAATGGCCACGCCGCATACTTCCTTTACCGTCCCGAGTGCGAGCTTGGCCGTCGCTATTGCAATGGCTTTATCGTAGTCTCCAAGAGCAATAGCTTTGATATTGCCGACGTCGTCCAATCTCTTCGTTATATCTTCCAGCCACTTGATCCGTTTTTCAATAGCTTCATGAACAATATGTAAATCTGCCATCTTACTTACCCCTTGCCATTGCGTCTTCTAATGACTTGATGTCGTTATTCAATCCCTGAACCTGGTCGTGGGCCTGCTCAAGTTCCCCCTTCAGCTTCGCGTTCTCAGCTATAAGTACTACGCAACCTTTGCATTCTTTACCATCCATATTCCTTACTCCTAAGTAAAAGGCCCACCGGGATATTCGGCAGTCACGCCTGATTTTCTATGTTGATAGATTACTCCTGTGCTATTGCACGTTCGGCATTCACGAGGTTCTTCGCCACCCCATTCGATACCAGCACAGCAGCCGCAATCAATCACATCCCATTTAGGATGAGTCTTGCATGGCTTCGTCGCAAAGTGTACCATTTCTTTTCCATTCCAATGTGCCATATTCCTTACTCCTTAATCCAGTTTCATGCGACTCATTTCAAGATCCGTCTGCAATGCGATTATATCGACCTTCAGCTTCTCATTCTCGGCCCTTAAATCCAACAAGCTCTGCTGCATCTCGGAGTCAGTATTTGCGGCTATAATGGGACACTTGCCACAATGTTGCTCGAATACGATCACATTCAAATCTTCACCGCAAGACACACAACAACCGTCTTCATCTACTGGCGTTTGGATTGTATGTTTACATGCCATATCTCTTACTCCTTAGATCAAAACGGAAGATCCGAGTCCCCGACCGGCGGTTCGCCGTATCCCCCGTCATCAGCCGGTTCACGGTTAGGCACAGACTCACGACCATTGTAGACGTACTTCACGTAAGTCTCGGCCATTTGGACGACCAACTCAGGACTCATTCCCCGCGATTCCTTATTGACCTCAGCGAGTGCTACGACGAGAAGTGTGGCAGAGTGAATAGCGTGGCTCCTGAATTCCCGTTGCTGCTTACCGTCCCAGTCAACAGGCTTGTCCGCCGGTTGGGCGTTCGCAGGCTGACGGGCTTGTGGCGCAGGCTGACGGCTCTGTGGGGTGGGTTGCCGGGGCTGTCCTTGCGGCTGCTGGTTTGTTTGCGCACCGCTATTCCAAAATCCCTGATAGCCGACATACGCACCGCCCTGCCCTTGCCCGTCAAATGACGATAGATCGAAACCTGACCTTTGGTTCAGCATATTAGCATTAGGTAGGCTGTTTCCGTACAGGTGAACCGTATGACTTACTCCCTGATCGTCTGTGAGCTTGACCTTGACGGTCGGCTTCTGGTTTGTCGTCAAGGTCTGCCCGTTAATTTCGGTGAACGTAGCGAATATCGACGTTTTTGCTGCATACTGGCCGTCCATTTGGCCCTTACATTGATCTACTGTCGCAAAATTAATAATACACCTCTCTTTCTAAAAATTAGTATTTGCAAATTCTTTGAAATGTTTCTTGGCGGCCACATCATAAGTCTTTGCCGCTTCATGTTCATCTAGGAAGCATCCCAGATGTATTTTCTTTTTGTTCACTCTGATATCCGCCTGCCATTTCCGTGTTGGGGGGAACCAACTCACTCCTTTGTACCGGCTACTGCTGTTGTTGTAAGATTGTGAGTTTTGCATGTTTTGCATACAGGTACATACACGCAAATTCTCCTTTCGGTTGTTTAGTTGGTCGTGGTTAATGTGGTCCACCTGCAACCCTCTTGGGCAAGACATGATTTGTCGGTGCATGAAAATGGTGTACTGTTTTTTTAGAAACGGACAGTAACAACTACGCACAGCAACAAATGTATTCAAGTTTTTTGCACGACAGCATCTTGCTGCTTGCCACGAGAAGTGATTCAAGGAAGCGTAATCTTCGTTATCGACAACTGCATAAAAACCTTGTGTGAGTTTAATCCGTTTCATAGCAAAAGCTCCAAAACCCACCGGCCTACGGCTTTGGCAAGCTGCGGTGCAGGCCAGTAGGTTTAAGTTCTTTTGATTGTGCCTGCCAAAGCTCATAAGGGTAACTTACCAATCTGAAAGGAACCTGTCAATACTCTATCTTAGTGTGTGGAATACGATTACTGGCGACGGCGGTAATCAATGTTTTACCAAAGTCCTCCGTCATTCCCATACCTGTCAGCATCACCAATATCTCTTGATGGATTTTCCGTCGATGGTCGATGTTTGCAATACGTAATTGCTTGGCGGCTTCTTGCTCAGCGAGCCTTGATTCCTCCGCTCGACGTTCTTGGCGAAGTGCCTGTTCTCGTTCTTCTGTTTTAGCGGCGGCTTCGTCCTTGGCCCGCTGGACGTCGGCGATGCGGCGGTTCTCGGCGTCAACGAGGGCCTGCTTGCAGGCGTTCTCGGCATTAACTGCCGCTAGAGCCGCTGCTTCCTCTTGCCTTTGTCGCTTGTTTTCGGCGTCCCTAAGAGTCTGTTCAGCCTTGGCAATAGTAGCGAGTCGCCTCTTCTCCGTGTCAATCAATACTTGCTCGACTGCTGCTTTCGCTTTCTTCTTGGCTTCCTCGGCGATACGTGCTTCACGTTCTTTACGGTCGAACTCTGCCTCTTTCGCGTCAAGTTTGGCTTGCTTCTCGGTCAATTTGGCCTGTTCGGCGTCGAACTCTGCCTGCTTTGCTTCTTGTTCGCAGATTTCCTCTTGCATCCCCCGTGCTTCTATCTCTTCCGCGGCCTTCTTCTCGGCATCCTTGATTTCTCTCAAGGGTTTATCGTGGAACTCAATCATTTCCTCGATGCCGGTAATTATGTCATTTTTGGTCCTGTCCCATTCCTTGCAATACTTCAACGCCTCAGCCTTGCCCGTTTTGTGGAGTTCAGATACTGGGGCCTTTAGAGTTCTCAAGTAAGCTACCCAACTCCGAGCGTCCTTGTTACCCTGCTTGTCTTTGTAGTCGAAAGCAAGTAGTGCGCTCTTTTCTTTCGCCTCTCGTATCTTGGCCTTGAGGGGATCGAATACCGACAATTCCATCGGCATATCTACCGCATCTACCACTTCTGATTCAGCTATCTCTTTCGTTTCCATGTTCAATATTACTCCTTCCCATTCGTATATTCCTTCTACGCTTCTCCGCCGCTAAAGACTTTGGCACACACCGCACACGCCCATCTACCACTTCCATTGGAATTCCCCCACCACCGGGGAAGTCTACGTACTCACCCGTTCTCTCGGCGTGTCTCAGTCTCTCGTGGCGGTGGTCTTGCTGGTCTTTCGTTTTCGGTTGGGGGTTCATTTCGGCTTCTTGTCGGGCGATAATACTTTCATCAACGTTTGCATTTGTTCGATGTCCTCTTTCGATGTCGAATCTTTGAGTTGGAGGCGGTTTACCTTGGCTAGTAAGCCTTCGGTGAACTCTAGGGCTTCCGTAAGGACATGCTGCTTGCGCTGAAGTTCGGATCTGTGCTCTCTCCATATTTGAGTCACGTCAAGATATTTATTGTACTCGTCCTCCTCTAACAAAAACATCTTTCGCGGCGTTGCCGGACATCCTTCTGGAACAAAACACTTCAATGTGTTTTCATCAATCTTATTCAATATCGCTATCTGATACATTCGCAGTACCCCCTTCCTCCTCTCTCGGCTTCACCGTCACCTCGGGTTGCCGGTCGATGAGCCTTTTTCTCTTTACACGGCCGGCAAGGAAGCCTTCGATATATGCCTGGGCAAGCTCCTTGGTTGGGTAAGACTCTAAAGTTCTTACGGCAGCAATGTCTACTTTTCCGCCACCCCCAAAGTGCATCTTCCATATTTCATCTACGCCCCAAAAACCGAAATACGGCGTGATGGTTAACTGTGCCAAGGCATCGCTAATCTTTACTGTTTTGTCGCCTACACGGAATTTGATTTCGCACGGGATGTCTTCTTTGGGATATTTCATACCCTCGGCCATTTCTATTCTGCCTTTCTTTCTTCGGTTCCCGGTTTCCGGTTCCCGATTCCTTTTCATCTTCCACTCGCGGCGGCAAGTCCAGTGCCGCTTTCATAGCGCCGAGCATTTCATGCTTACCATCAGTGAATATGACCTCTTGGAACCAGAGATTATCTACCTGGGTCCGCTTCTTGACGGTCTTGATTGTGAGATCGTACCCGCCCGTACCTTGATCTACTTCCATGCCTAGAATGTCTAGTATTGATGTCATTTGATACTCACTTTCTGTATCCTGTCCTTCCTAAAAAAGCTGGTCGCCCTCCGTGGCGTACTCGTCAATCATTTTACCAAACCGGTTTTTTTGACAGCACTCAAGAGTCTCCAGTCTACGCTTGACATTGTATTCCGTGATCCATCACCTGCTACCACCTTTCTTCAAGTTCAATCAGCCAGAGCCATCGCCAGAGCCATCGCCAGAGCCATCGCCAAAGCCATCGCCATCGCCAGAGCCATCGCCAAAGTCAGAGCCAGAGCCATAGCCAGAGCCAGAGCCAGAGCCAGAGCCAGAGCCATAGCCATCGCCAGAGCCATAGCCAAAGTCAGAGCCAAAGCCATAGCCAGAGCCAGAGCCAGAGCCATAGCCAAAGCCATCGCCAGAGCCAGAGCCAAAGCCATAGCCATAGCCATAGCCAGAGCCATAGCCATCGCCAAAGCCAAAGCCATAGCCATAGCCATAGCCAGAGCCATAGCCATAGCCATAGCCATAGTGTTCCTTCAATTCTTCCATGCGACCGCTCCCATCATCGCTTGCCCAGCCGCTTTGCTCATCGGAATTATTTCAATAGCTTCTGTTAATTCGATATGAGGCACGGGCACACTGATTTTCGAGTTGACTAAATCGACACCATCCATCGCCACTTGGCTCAAACTGCATGCGCCTTGCCATGACCACAGTCGTCGTGCATTCTTGAGCACCACTTCTTTGCCCTCTCGGCTTTCCAGTGTTCCGAAATGCACACCCGCCGAATACGTTCGCACTAAAACGAGACCGCCTAACTTGACTGCCTCCACGTACTGCACATCATCAATCACTACTGTCTTCATTTTGTCTCCAATCTTCATCAAGTTCATGGTTACGTGTCTTGGCCCCGTCCGGCTAAAACATTTCTTCTTCTGATTCCGGGTCGTCGGGCAACGTGTCATGTTCTGTTGCAAAAGGTTCCTCGCTTCTCGGCGGCAAGTCCAGGGCCGCTTTCATAGCGCCGAGCCCAAGGGCCGTCAGCACCGGCTCTACGCATCCGTCTATTGCTTTGTCGTGGTCGTACATTGTGATTCCCCTTCGAGGAGTTCCGGGTTCTCGTGGACGTTTCCGATGACTTCATGGTTGTAATTACAATTAGTCAATTTCCCGTAATTATATAAGCCGTAGATGTGGTGGTGGATATGTTTGCCCATTTTCTCTTTGCGATGAATATGCCATCCAGAACATGTCCCATCCCACCATTCAACTACCATATTCTTTCCATCCATATATTTAAGAATATCCCCCTCGTATATATCCTTGCCGTTCTTGTCCTTTAGGCCGGTGAATTGGCCGACGGTTTCGGGGAGGACTTCGACAAGACCAATAGCTCGACATGATTCTGGCTGGTTTATGGTTTCAGCTATTTGACCACGCGATCCCCAAATGTAAACTTTTTTCCAATCTCTACTGGGTAACACGTATCCAAACTCCCATTCACCATTCTTAAGCTTGCCTCTAAATAGTATCTCTCTCATTTCTTCTTCTCCATTTCGTTTGCCGCCGCCACCAGGAACCGGGCAAACGGCCCCGTAACGAACTCGACAACGATCCTGTTCTTGCCCCGGCCGACGCAGCGTATGTGATACCACTCGGTAGCGTGTGTCGTCCGATCCCGCAGCGGCTTGCCGCCGATCATCGCTCGCTCCATCGACCATTTGCGTTTCTGCGGCATGTCACCCCCAAACTAAACCGGATGGGTTCGTTGCTTGAACTGTGCGAGTATTGCAATAGAGTACGAACACATTTCCTTCTGCAATCCTGATAATCACGCCGGGCTGACAATCTTTGTGGCCGGCATTCCCTTGGGCGTGGCCTGGGATGTAAGTCACGGGATCCAAGTAGTTTTTGTCGGGATGTACTTCTCGGTCTTCAATTTTCATTTCTTCACCTTCGCTTGAGCGACAACTATTTGGGCACGAGACATTGTCGATTCCCAGGCAACAAGACTGTCGCCTTTAAGCATCGCAACTGCTTCGCAGAGGTCGCCTGATAATTCTTCGCACGCTGTCACCAGGGCGTCGACGGTCTTCTGGTCCTTGTTGTAGGTTTCAATCACTTCCACCTGAACACCGTCAATGACGGGCCGAATCAGTAAGACGTCCAAGTACTCCGAGACTTCTTTCATTGTCCGTCGACAAAAGATACATTCTGGCGTATCACACATTTCGCCTTCCAGATCCAAGCAGCCTTGGCATATATTTATATGAAACTGCGTGGTCGGTGTGTGTTCGTCTGGCATAATCTTATCCTTAATCAGTGTGTTTTACGAGTTATAATCTCGGCCACTTTCTCTTGCAGAGCGGGAACTGTTTTGTATGTATCCACGAACCAGCCGTCAACAGTCAATTGGTAGCTAGTATTGACGATCTCAATTTTTATATCAATTGTCGCATACACTGACATAATCATTCTCCTTATGGGCCTTCCGTGGCCCGGTTACGGTCCGTCAGTGAGAGGTTGCCATATCACGGATTTCTTGTTCAAGTCCCGATATGCGTTCCTGTGAGATTTCCAACTTCCCGTCTATTGCACAGGCGGGGCAACTTACTTCGTCTGAGAATACCGGCACGAAGTCTTCGTGTAAATCACAAGCTTGCAGTGGCATAATCATACTCCTTTCCTGATAAGATGCCGCCCAACGAGGGCCGGAGGCGACAAGAAACATCAACGGGTTAAGGCTTTGGAATCCATAACTGCCTGGCTTGGATTGGCAGACTGTAACTCGGAACGTCGCTTGATCCAATATTCCCCACTTTCTCCCTGAAACATAGGATCACCGGATGGAGCAAATCGAATGCGTGATAATAGCTCATAGTGACTCTTGCTGTCAATTTCTGCTTTAAGTTCTGGTGTTAAGTCCATATTCCTTGCCTCGCTTTCTTACTTAAATCCGCACTGTTCTCGAATCTGCGTAATGATATTATCCAGCGGCTCCACCAACCAAGACTCGCGCCAAAGCTGTGTCTTTTTGCGGACTAGCTTGGTTATTGGATTGCCCGGGGTGCCTGAATCAAGGTTCATTGATTTCATAGTAGCTGTTTGACGTATTTCTCGCAGGCCGTCATAAATACGCTCGGCTTGCTTGATGCCGATAGGTTTATGTATCATTTTCTCATACTCCCTTGGGCGTCCCTGCCCGGTCTACGGTCCGTCTGGTTTGAGCTCACGGCTTGGCGTGTTGTGTTACGTGCCAGTCCTGCATCCTGCGAATGAGCCGATCCTCTGCCTCCGGCTTCAAGGTATCGGCGACGCCGGCTCGCATGGCATAACCGGCAGTTGCAGAGCCCGCTGCACATCCCATAGCGCACAATAGACAGACTAAGCTCATTATTACAATCGTCGTCTTCATGGTTCTCTCCTTGATAGTAGGTTAAAGGTCGACTTCGTTCGGGAATTGCCACCAGCGTTTCAGGCATTTTCTCACCTCTCATATAGGGTTAAAAACTACAACGATTGAGCGATATAATGCTCACGCACGGCAACCACGGCAAGCGCCCTTGTTTCGTGATACCCGCTATAACTCATATCGTATGTTTCGGCAAGCCAGGACCGCCGAGCACCTCTAACAATGCCAATTCTTTCATCACCGTAATAAACATGATATATTCCAATTATGTATTTTTGTATGCGTGTCTTGCTTAATACTGCCATGACTTGATCTCCTATTCTATTCAAGTATCGGCTTGATTCGAGGGCTAGTCGTCCCAAGTTTCAAATCGTTCGTTAGTGTCTACGTTTTTAGGCGCAAAGTGTGGGATACTAATGAGACTACCACCAAGACACCCGCATCGCACATATCCCAGATTGACGTCTATTACCATGCAGCCGTCCTGAGTCAACACTCTACCACATAGCGGACAGTTTGCGCGGATTGATTCCACGTGTACGTTCACTGCGGGATATATCTTTGCTTTTGCGACCGTGATTCTTTTCTTTGCCATTTTCTCATACTCCCTTGGGCGTCCCTGCCCGGTCTACGAATCCCGTCGAACGTAACTCCGGGCGGGGCGAGCGTGATTTATTAGGCCGTCTTTGCGACAAAGTCGTGTGATCGCGGCACGAAGACATCACTGCCGGGTTCGTTGAAATGCTTTGCTCGACAACCGTTAATATCGTGCATTACTTGGGACAGGATAAACCCTGGCTCGTTAGCTGCACGTCCCAACTGAGTCGTGCCCATAAAATCGAGCATGGCTTCCAAGTCCTTAACTTCATCGGCTTGCATGGCAACGTGTAGAGTGCAGGCGATGTCCATCATATCGATAGCAATACCCGCCTCTTTAGCCAACTGTGAGATTTTCTCGTTAATAATCATAATTCATTCCTCTCTAAAAGAAGCCGCCGCGCCCGGGGCATGACCTGCGCCAAGCAGGGATGAAGCCCAGGCGGGCGGCATTGTGTGTGATTTGATTCGTGAGGATTGTGGCGCAAGTCATAATCACAAACTACCACATACAACAAAATAAGTCAAACAGAAAATATCTAATAATCGCATAAGTGTTTGTAATACACAGCCTCACGACGCAGGAAAGCAGATACCGTGCGCAAACTGGGGGGAAATATGTTTGACAACGCAGGAAAAAGGATGGAAAAACTTTCAAAAGAAAGATTGACAGAGCATGGTTTGTGATTTATCGTAGTGATTGTCGGACGTTAATGGAGTGTCATTGTGAAAGGGATTTCAGATGTTGGTATTGACTAGGAAACCAGGTAAAGGGATTATGATCGGTGACGATGTGGAAATTATCATCGTCGACGTTCGTGGAGACAAAGTTCGATTGGGCATAACCGCCCCGAGAAGCATATCTGTTCATCGTAAAGAAATCTACGATACAATAATGCAAGAGAGACTTGAAACGGCTGCCGCAGCTATGTCGAAGTAACTGCTGGCGGCCGTTTTCTTTTACATAGCGGCAAATGCCAAAACGCCGTACAATTTCGGCATAGCAATCGAAAAGACTATGACTACTTACAAGGCGACAAACGTATACCAGAAGCAGATTAGTGACGAAGGATCTGTTTGCGTGCTATTTCGGATGATCGACGGCTCGGCCTTGTTTGTGGTTAGAAGATGCGCAGGTTCGATAAACAAAGCTTCCTGATTGCTAGCAACCTTCTATTCTTGCAAGAAGTAGGAACCGAAGAATTTATCTGGGATCTAAGCTAAAATGATAGTGTATCCTGATGGTGGTCAAGAGTGTTTACAATGCAACAGGGCTAAGAAGGCCGGCGACACAACAGCCTCAAGACGAAGCAGTCGAGCGCACAAGGCTAAAGTCGGCAAGGAGCGGCAATTGTATCATAAGAAGGTAAGGACGTGGCCAGGCAAGATACCTTATGACGATTACAAGCACATGCAGAGCATAACTCAGGAGATCACAATGGAGCAATTAACCACGTCAAGCCAGGTAGTAGGGCATGGAACAAAGCTGTAAGGAGTGCTGAGCATTTTGCGTCTCAATAACCGACAAAAGACCTTCTGCACACTAATGGCCACAGGCACACTATCAGCATCAGAGGCTTACAGACAGGCCGGCTACAGCCACACAGACGCAGACGGAGCAGCACATAGACTGTCGGTGAAAGTAGGTATAGGGGAGAGAATAGCCAGTATAAGGGCTAAGATACGCGAGAAGAGGGGTGTTACGCAGGAATCACTGGCAGATGAATACGACGAAGCCCTAGAGATGGGGCGGGATCAGAAGCAGCCTACGGCCATGGTAAGCGCCACCACAGGCAAGGCTAGACTCTACGGCCTGGATAAGCAGGTAATAGAGCAAGGAGAAACACACAAGGACCTAACCACCACCGAAGCAGAGCAAGCCCGTGACTACGCTCAATTCAAGCTATGGCAGGCTAGTAGGGGTGAGACACAAGACGGCTCAGAGCCCAACGTCGTGCCCATAGCGGGTTAATGTGGTTATAGTTGTAGGATTGGTTGTAGGCTAAGAGGATAATATGGGATACGAGGCTAATAACAAGGGTAATGACAGTAAGGGCGACGGTTCGCTAATCCGTAGCACACGAGATGGTAGGGCTGTATGAAGGCTCTAACGAAGGTCGAAGCCCCCCAGGGGGCGGGGCGTCATGATATGATAGTCCCATGGCGCATTTTTCACACTTCCGAGCGTTAACGAAAGGTATGTCAAGGAAAGTTAAGATAGGAAAGGAACATAATGACAGAAAAGATTGACAAGCGAAGCAAGGCGTACCGTGATAGTCAGCAAGATTCTGCTCAATCAGGGGTTCCTGGTGAGGACAACCAATTAGCCCCCCGTGGTGAGCGGTCTGCTGAGACTATTGATATAGCTAATCCGGTAATTCTCGGCCGGCCCCAAGGTGGCGATGTTGCAGTTGTGGACACAATCCTCCCGGATCCGGTCGAAATTAAACTGGGTCATATATTAGCTCTTGTTGAGGAGATTCATACAGCTGTAATCCATCCACGGATGACTGCGGATCCCGACACGCATAACGTAACGCAACTTGAGCCCCCCAAGAAACCCGTGGGCGACTTGACGAATTGTATGAGATGCGAGAGAGATTTACCCCCGACCGAGACTCCCCGCACCGTACAGGAGCTTTGCCATGAATGTGTGTGGAGGAATAAATGATGTTAGTCAAAATCAAGATGGCAAGTGGCGGTGAAAGGGTCGGTAAGGTCGGTGCCAAGACTTTAGACGAAGTGCTTGATAACTTCAAGAATGGTTTTTTACTGCTCGATCACTCATCCGGTCCGATTTTGATAAACGTGGCGAATATTCGTGAAATAACGAGGGCGCAATGATACGAAGAACAGTCTTAAAAGCATTGATGGCGAGTCCTTTGGGGTTTTTGAGTCCTAAGCCTGTTTCCGCCACAGAAGTATGTAACGACGCCCTGAGGAAGCTCGGGCGGGAAGAATTTCAGTTGACAGGTATGTGCGCAACAACTTCCTTTTCAAGTTTTTATATCGTTCCTGATGACGACGGACCTATGGTAATGCTGAGAGTTTAGGCGTTGACATGAAATACACCGATCTACAAAAAGGCGCCGCCCAGGTAGACTGTGGCTATTGGGCCACTGAGGCCAACCGGATACGGCTTCAGAAGGGTCATTACTCATTTGTGGACCGTGAGTACCTAAAGGAGCCGATGTCGTCCACGTTCCGTCGTAGGGCTTATATGAAGTCAGCCCAAGGCGGAGGGTCTTTAGCGGAAAACTTAAAGTCGTTCCACGGGATGATCCATGGGTATTTACCTTGCGGCGTGTTGTACCTCTTCCCCACCGATAAGGACATGCAAGACTACTCTAAAGGGGTCATGGGTCCGATCATCGCCGAGAACTATTCCATACGGAAGTGGATCAAAACCGGTAAAAAGGCTTCCGACTCCGCCGGATTGAAGACTATCCGTAAGGCCAACCTTTATATGAGAGGTGCAGGGTTGGGTCAGATCATCGAGGGCGAGGGAGAGTCGGCGGCTCTTAAAGGGATCTCGGTCGATAAGGTCGTTTTCGATGAAATCGAACTGATGGACCCCATGGCGATTGCCAAGGCCGCCGGCAGGATGAAGAACTCCCAAGTCAAAGAAGAGGTCTACATTGGCAACCCCGGCATCCCCGGTAGAGGGATTGACGAAATCTTCTCTCTTTCCGACCGGAGGCATTGGTTTAGGAAGTGCGGATGCGGGGAATGGACGTGCGCCGAACTGACCTTTCCTGATTGCGTGAAGATCAGAGCCGATGGTACCGGTTATGTAGGATGTATGAAATGCGGTAAGGAGGTTTTTGTCAGAGACGGCCAGTGGGTCCCCCAAGATAGAGACAAATCAGATTACATGCACGGCTACAGATGGTCGTGTCTGACCTCTCCCAATAACGACCCGGCAGAGATACTCGAAGATTTCATAAATCCCCCGCAGGGGAACTTGGCCGACGTCTACCGTTTGAGTTTGGGACTTCCTTACGTCGCTACAGAAAACAGACTGTCTATGGGCCAGGTCTACAGCCGTTGCGGTCAATCGGTGATGGGGCTGTCCGATCGGGGTCCGTGCGCCTTCGGTCTCGATGTGGGTAAGATAAAGCATTTGGTAATCGGTAAAAGGATTGGAAGGAAAAACTTCCAAATAATCAAAGTGGCGAGATTTTCGGACTGGGACGATATTTCCAGAATGATACTCAAATTCAACTGCAAGAGCGGAGTTATCGACGCCCGACCTTACGAAGACGAGGCCCGGAGATTCCAAAAGGCCCATCATTTAAGAATCTTCTTATGCGAGTATTCCGAAACCACTCTCGTCGGAACAACTTGGAACCCCAAGACCAAAATGGTTAAGGTCAATCGCACGGAAATCCTGGACGCAACTCATAACCTGGTATCCGAGGACGGGCTTTTGGTCCTACCGAGAAGGTCTCCAGAAATCCAAGAGTTCGCCAAACAACTATGCGACCCGGCGAAGAAGGAGGAAATCAACAAAAAGACAAAGCAATTGATTTACAGGTACATCGGTAAGGAAGACCACTACCGCCATGCACTGAATTATTTCTTGATGGCGGCCGAGAAAATCGGAGTGTCACAGCGGTCGGGACATAGGAAAAAACACAAGAAGGTAATGAACGAGTACGCAAGGATATAGATATGGCAAATATCTTTAAGGAAATTACGCGGCCCTTTAAGCAAGCCGCTGCGGAAATTAAGCGGATAGGGAAAAAAATCGAGCAGGAGGACCGTAGGATAAGAAACCAGATACTGGGTACTGTCTTTCCCAAACCACCGAAACCGGATCCTTTACCGATACCCGATCCCCCGATAGTCCGGGGTCAACCGGGTACGGCAGCGTCGGCAGCGAAGCGTAAACTTATCAAATCGGGCAGAGGCGGCACTATCCTAACGGGCCAATTGGCTCCGGTGAAGACAGGTAAAAAGAGGCTATTGGGATGATCGACCCTAGAACTATAATAGACATTCAAAAGAACCTCGAAGACGGAGATTCCACCTTCAGGTCCAACTGGCAGGATCAGGCGAACTACATCTTCCCCAGAGAGAGTAATATCACTGAAAAGCACTTTCCAGGGAGTGTGAGGAAGTTCGACCGCCTTTACGATACCACGGGAGTCACCGAGTGCGAGAGAATGACTACTGGTATGTTGACTGAAATGGTCCCGGCGGGTCAGAAGTTCTTCTCTTTAACGACTTCCGGTACTGAGTTGCAGGAATTGGACGTTGTGAAGTCCTACATGGCGAGGTCTACCGAAGTTTTACACGAAGAGTTGTTCGCCTCTAACTTCATTTTACAATTGAAAGAGACTTTACAATCTTTGATAGCCTTTGGTACGGGTTGTATTTTCGATAGTTGGAGAGATGGGTTATATTTCATGGACTGGGATATTTCCAGGTATCAAATATTAGAAAACTTTCAGGGTAAGATTGATACTCTATATTTGAAGTTCCCCAAAACAGCCAAACAAGCATTTGGTGAATGGGGCGATTTTGCCGGTGAATCTGTTTTATTGGCTATGAAAGACGAAAAGAAACAGAACCAACTTTTCTGGTTCATCCACGTTGTAAGACCCCGCCAGCATAGAAATCCCCGCCTTGAAGACAGCTTGAATATGGCGTGGGAAAGTGGTTATGTAAACATTAAAGATAAGATTGTCGTGGAGGAAGGTGGCTTCCCTGAATTCCCCTACCAAGTTCCGAGATGGTCCAAGACCTCCGGTGAGGTCCACGGCCGGGGAATAGGTCACATGATCCTACCCCAAGTCAAGATGGTCAACGCCAATAAGCGAGACTTCAATGAGATGACCAATAAGATCGTCAATCCCCACAGAGAGGTTTTGGAGTCGTTCGAAGGCGAGTATGATACGACCCCCGGCGCGAGAAATAACGTTATGGAGTTACCGTCTTCCAGGGTGGATGAAAGGAATTTCGGCAACTTCCCCGTTGGTAAGGATAGTCTTACAATGGAACGCCAGGTAATCAAGGACGCCTTTTTTCACGACGCCTTTGCGCCTTTAACCGATTTGAGCGGCGACCGCAGAAATGAATTGGAAATCCGACAGAGGATACAGGAAGCCTTTAGAAGAATAGGCGCTGTGGGTAGGATCGAAGCCGAGTTATTCACTCCCTTGATAGTCAGGAGTTTTAATCTCCTGGTAAGAAACGGGGTCATTCCCCCACCCCCGCCCGAGTTACAGGGCCAGAATCTTAAAGTCGTCTATATGGGACCGTTGTCTCTGGCGCAGCAGAACGCCGAAGTCACAGCCTCTCAGCAATGGGTAGGACTATTGGCTGAGACGGCGGAAGCCTTACCTGGGGTTATGGATAACGTAGATGCCGACTCAACGGCCCGGAGGTGGGGAAGGGTATTAGGCGTCAACGAGGAAGATATAGCCTCAGAAGAGGACGTACAGGCCAAGAGAGAGGCCCGCCAAGACGAGGCCCGGAGAAATCAGGCGTTGGAAGCCGCCAAGATCGCGGGTGATGTTTACGGTAAGACTCAAAAGGCTCCAGAAGAAGGTTCGGGGGCAGAGCAGATGGGAGTAGTATGACGGGATGCCCGACATTGATAACGCGATTCTGGTTTTGGGTATACAGATGGACAAGGCGAATGAAGGAATATGCAGAAGAAACAGCAGATGAAAGATACGCAGCGGAGTGCAGAAAGAGAGATGGGATAACTGGTGGATAAAGAAGACGAAAAAATGATTTCCGAACATAATAAAGCAGTTGATATTAAATCTGCGAACAAGATGAAGATATCTGACTTGATAGAAAAATTAACTGCCATAAAGGAAAAGTCTGGTGATCTACCAATTTATATGGAAATCTTGGAAGAAGATATATGCTCTGGGTGTGGTGAGCCGAAAACTACTATAGTCGATGGTTTTCCGGATCGAATATCGACGGGCAATCTAACCCGCGAATTGCACGTATGGCTAACTGCGTCTGAAAGATGTTGAAATGGATAAAGAAGACGAAAAAACACAATTGATACGCGACTACCAGTGGTTCAAGACCCCCAGTGGTGAGAATGTCTTGAAGCATATGAAGAAGTTGGCTCAGTACAATACGACTACTTCGCCGCCCGTCGGTACGGATGGTCATACTGATGTTTTTAGAGTGATGCACAAAGACGGGCAGAGATGTGTCATAACGAATATTGAAATGATGATGAATAAAGACCCAAACGAGAAAAAAGGAATCAAGAATGCCTGATGAAAACGACACCTCCGAACAAACGGAACAACTGTCGGAAGAAGTAACGAGTCTGGTAAACGCCGACGGCACGTTCGTCAAGGACTGGACCACCAAGTTGAAAGACGAGACCCTGCATAACGATCCTACTTTGATAAGGTTCAAAGGGATTGAAGAATTGTCAAGCGGCCATGTCAATGTCCGCAGGCAAGTCCCTATGGACAAAATGCCCAGGCCTACCGACCACTTCACCGATACCGATTGGGAAGACTTCCATAAAGCCGGTGGCAAGCCTGATACCGCCGGTGATTACAATATTCAGCGAGACGAGAAAATCCCCGAAGCGGCAATGACCAAACAGATGATCGAGGGTTATGAGGAACTTTTCCACAAGATAGGTTTGAGCAAGAAACAGTCCGACGCCATAGTGGCTTATAATTCCGAGCAGATGATAACTCAGTTGACCACGATGGCGCAGAAATCGGAGATGGACTTCAATACCCTCAAGGACGGATTGACAAAGAAGTGGGGCCTGGCGTTCGAGCAAAATACCCATCTCGGTAATATAGCCATTGACAAAGGCGCTATCAAAGGCGCAGATGGTAAAGTCGATTTGGATGCTAAAGAAAGACTGATCGAGAAGATCAACAAAGACCCGGACTTGATAGAGTTCGCCTCGAATCTCGGAAGTCTTTTCGCCGAACACAAAATAGTCGAGGATATCAATATTCCAAGTATAGGTGATATGGACACCAAGATACGTGAAGCCCAGAACCATCCGGCGTATATGGATAAGAGAAATCCCGACCATGCTCGCCAAGTTCAAATAGTTGCACATTTGATTCAGGAGAAAACGAAACACCAAAAGAAATCAGCATAACGGACAACCCCTTCGTGGCCCCGGAAAACGGTGGTAATCCACCCGTGACCAACGCTATGTAGGAAAGCCCCTTTTTGGATAACCTTTCCGCAAGACTTAAACGAGTTTTAACGAAAGGTTATCTAATGTCATTTGAAATTACAGTAGCTTTTGTAGAGCAATACAGGTCGAATATCCTGCTATTGTCTCAACAGAAGGTGAGTCGTACCAGAATGACTTGCCAGGAAGAGTCGGTCGTTGGCCGGACCTTCTACGGCGAGCGCATAGGAGCGACCGCCGGAGAGGATATTACCGACCGGCACGGCGACACGCCCCAAATCTCCACCCCGCATTCCAGGCGCAGAGGGTCTATGGTCGATTGGGACATCGGCGATCTTGTCGATGAAATGGATAAGATCAAGATGTTGATCGACCCCACGAGTACCTACATCCAGAACTTCATGGCCGCCGCCAATCGTCGTATCGACAAGCACATCTACGACGCTCTTGGTGGTACGGCGGCTGCCGGTGTGACTGGTGGAACAACGGTCAACAACTACGACGCCGGTGAATGTCGTCTGGTAGACAGTGACGGAACCGTAGTCAGCGCGGGGTCGAACCATTCGGCTGCGACTTCGACTGTCTTGACAATCGCCAAGCTGTTGACTTGTAAGACCTTATTGGACGAAGGGGATATTGACCCCGAGCGCCAGAGGTACTTCGTAACCAACCCCTTCAACCTCAACGAACTGCTCAACACTACCGAAGTCAAGAGTTCCGACTACAACACGGTCAAGGCTTTGGCGCAGGGCAAGATCGACACCTTCATGGGCTTCAAGTTCATCATGTTGCAGAACTTCCAGGATGAGATCAAAGGCCATTTGAGGGACAGTGAAGTCGAGACCGCCGACGAAGCCGTTGAGTGCTACGCATGGGCGCAGGACGCCATCAAGCTCGGTGTGGGCAAGGACATCACCACCGAGGTCGATAGAATCCCCCTAAAGCGGTACAGCGTCCAGGTGTACATGAGGCACAGCTTCGGCGCCGTCAGGGTCGAGGGTCCGGCAGTCGTGGAGATTTCGTTGAAGAAGAAGTAAGTCTTGGCCGAACAGGGCTGAGAAGAATATTTAATTAGGAGACTGAAAATGTCAGGACCACAACCAGTAAATCATCCCAACGCCATAGCAGGGCAGTTGAGGATAGACCCTACTGATACCACGAGATTTGGTGTCTACAGCACGGGGACAGTCAAGAAGCATCCTTACGGTCTTCGCTATCGAGTTGGCGATAGGGTGTTCAAGTACATCAGAGGCGGGGCTGCCTTACAGCCCAGAAAGGGCGGTCACAACATGGGCGCCTTTAGCGGCGTCACAGGCGGTAACGTGACCGCAAGGGCAATCGGTGACGTTTGGGTGGATATACTTCTGGACGGTACTACCGGGGGCACGGCGTGGTTCGGCACTAAGAACGAAATGGTTGGTGGCATGTGGGTTCAGCCGGACACCACAAATCTACAGTTCAGAATGATTACCGGTCACGAGAAGGGCGCTAACGGCGGGATCATCAAGGTTTATCTCGACGGCCCGATTACCAGGACGATGATTGCAACGTCTTTTATGGAAATCGCTCAGAACCCATATCGTAATTTACAACATGCCGGAAATAATTTCACCTCGGTTTTTGGTGTACCAACTACCGTGATAGCTTCCGGTTCTTACGGTTGGGGCCAGACGTGGGGGCCGTGTGTTTTGAACCCGAATACGCCGGTCGCAGATACGGCTTCATGGCGTACAGTGTGTTTCAGGAACGATGGTTCTATTTCCGGGTTTGACGATATTATCGGAGAGACGGGTCATCAGGTAGCTGGATTTGTAATCGACAACACTTCGCCCGGTAGCGACAACCCACCGTTTATCTTTTTGCAGATCAGCCCGTTTTAGAGGTGTACGATGGACGCAGCCATGAGAGAAGCGGTTAGACGCGGCGACGAGGAGTTGATCCCCGCCGGCGTGTCGGACGTAGACTTGACGGATATGATGAATGCACGTTCGCACAGAGCGGGATTGACGAACCGTCAAGGCGAGTCGTGTAAGTCTGTCAGGATTATCTCTCGTGGTTTCGGTCCGTCCAGGTTGAATCAGTGGCCGAGAGATGCAAATGGAAAATTGATCGAGTGAGGGCGGGGGACGAACCTCCGCCCACTTTTTTGAAAAGGAAATTGTTATGGCACCGAGAAAGAAAGCACAAAAGTACGTGAGCGCAGAGCCGAACCTGGATAAAGATTCAAGGGAATACCATGCAATGTTCGGCTGGCCCGAGGAAGATGAAAACCCCGAAACAGAAACCTCCAATGTTGAGGAGACCAAATAATGGCTGCTACAACCGATCAAACATTTTGGGGTTTTTTGTGGTGGATCAAACACAATAGAGGTCTGTCTATCGAGTCAATGACCGAAGACGATCTCGATGAACTGGTGTTAGCTTTCACAACGGTCAATACGACTTTGTGTACGTTCTCCACCACCGATCCCCTCGCATACGGCACGTTGGAATTCCCCCAGAGAGGTGGACTTGACGACGGCAACGGCGTTACGGCGGCTGCAACTCAGGCAGTGGCCGATCAATCTCATTATCCGAAAACTCACTACGGGGGTGCATGATGGCTTTGACAGCAAGCAGTACACCGACAATGGTGCCTCAAATCCCTTCTCTTGGAAGGGTAGACTGGGTAGTGAACGGATATTCTACGGACGCTTCTTCCGCTGACGAAGTCAAGGCGGCTCCGGGCGTAGGTAAGGCGTTATTTATTAAGGAGGTGATTATTACCTGTAATGACGTTGATTCCTACCCCTGGCTACAAGACGAGGATGATAATGTTTTATTCGGCAGATTTTTCACCCTCTTGACTTCTGGTAGTGGATTTGTTCTTGCCTGGAAATTTACGAGGCCAATTCAGTTGGTAACAAATAAGGCACTTGAAATTAAAGCTGCCGCCGGTGGTAATGTGTCGATATGGATCGAAGGGGCGACGGCGGAGGTATAAAATGGCTGACGTTGAAATATCCGATAAATGTGAATTCACAACCGGGGCGGACCAGGTGCGCCTAACCACACAGACGAATGGTGACACGATCCATATCCGTCACATCCATTTGGGCGCTGACGCCGCCGCCGCTTTGGCGTACCTGATAAACAAAACCGACAACCATCTCAAGATAGAGATTAAGGAGGCGTAGATGGCTTCTGAGACTGAGATTATCAACCAGGCTCTTGGTAGAATAGGGTCGCAGCGCGTCAGTGACTTTGACGATACCAGCGAGGACAACTTACAGAGCGTCCAGGCGAGACTTCATTATGCCCAGACCAGAGATGCTTTGTTGAGGAGTCATTGGTGGAGGTTTGCCAGAACAAGAGTTCGGTTAAGCCCGAATGCAACCGCACCGGATTTCGAGTACAGCACCGCCTTCGACTTACCAAATGATTTCTTGAGAGAATGGTTGCCCCCTTGGGAGGATAACTCTGAGGTGCAGGGCCGGACTCGAAACTCCTACTCGTTAGAAGGCAAGCAGTTACTCTCTAACGAATCGACAATGCGACTGCGATATGTCAAGAGGGTGGAAGACGTTACTGAATTTGATCCATTGTTCACCGAAGTCTTGGTTCTTCAACTTGCGCTCAAATTCGTCATGCCCATAGCTGAGGACAAAGTCTTGTGGCGAATAATCTATGTTGAATTATGGGGTGAGCCTGGAATCAAGGGTGTCATGTCCAGGGTAAGGACGATGGACAAGCAGGAAACAAAAACCGTGGGCCAAAACGAAACGCCAACTTGGAATGATTCAAGGCTTGCAGGCGCAGGGAATCCATTAAAGAGGTTTAGCTGATGGATCTGAAACCTTTATTAGTGCCGGCCGGTAGCGATACCGAAGTCCAGCTCAACGATGGCGGAATCTTCGGTGCGGATGCTACGTTCAACTTCAATAAAACGACAAAGACACTGACCGCTCAGGAACTTGAGGTGACGAACGATGCCAATGTCGGGGCTACATGCACGGTCAAAAGACTTCTGGCCGGAGGGGTAACGGAATGATTTCTATTTTGGAGGCACGAGAATAATGGCTGACACAATTACTATCCTGGACGGCTTGGCGCACGCACAGAACACCGCCGACTCAGCGACTTTGTTCGATATTGACGACGCCGTGAATTCTGCGGTAGGGACTTGGCCGGTTGCGATACCAATGAGTGCTACTCGGGCTCGCGTAATTTTCAACAACACGTTCGACCCGGACGGAGCGACGGTTGCCTGCCGAGTGCGAGTGACAAAAGCGACCGATATCACAACAGCCGCAAGCGTAGCGACGGCGACGAAGACCGAGAACACACAAGCGATGGAATGGACTGACCTCGCTCAGAACACGGTTGTCGAAACCGGAACGATCGATCTGGACTCGAACATCCAATCCGTCCTCCATATTGACGTGTGCCTCTCGAACACGACTGCCCATACAGGCACAGAAATCGTCGTCCAGATCGCGAGCGAGGCGGGTGTGGACGATGCCTGGACCACACTAGGCGCCGGTGGATGGATAGGCCCGACTGGAACGGCTATCTCCGCCGTACTACCGGCTAACGAAGCGGCCGGGCAGACGGAAATCAGCCTCACGAATCCGGTGGCGAACAACTTCGATAACGACGGCAAGTTCAAGTTTATGAAGAACGGTACGATTGCGAATTCGGAAATCGTATACCAGACGGCACAGTCGGGCGACACATAATGCACATTCCGGGACAAAAACCGATGTTGGGTCAGTCCTTGAACGGGGCGCTTGCGATCAATAAAGGACTCGTGGGGGCATGGCTAAATGTGGAACACGCTCCAGTCGGCGGTCGCCTGCTCGACCTCTCCGGCAACAGCAACCACGGGACGCTCTTCAGCACTACAAGTACAGTTGCCGGCAATTTCGGCAACGCTTTAGATTTTGGTGGCGACGCAGCGGGAGATTATGTCGATATTCCCTACAGTGCCGTGTTAGATAATCCAGCGGCATTTACAATGGTCATATGGGCGAAGTCGAACATTTTAGGCAGTGGCTATACTGCTGATAGGGCTTTTCTTGTAGATATGGGAGTATTCAATCCAACTGGCCGAGGGATCTATTTAGAGCCTGATGACGACAAGATTGTTGCTTATTACAACGGTGGCAACACGGCAGTGGCTAACGCTACATTGGACTTGAATTGGCATCAGTATGTTTTTGTATATAATGGCGCGAATCGCATTCTTTATATCGACGCAATTCCGCAGGGGAGCCCTACTTCCGTTGGTGTTGGCACGATTACGGATAACCCATATCGGATCGGGGCTCAATCAAAATTTTTGGAGCGACATTGGAACGGCCAGATTGACCATGTGTTGGATTACAACCGAGCCTTGAGTGCCGGCGAGATAACCAGCTTGTACGGTGATCCGTTTCAAGGTTGGAACAGAACTCCTATAGAACTTATTGTTGCGGCTACGAGCATAGGGGCTGCTCCGACAGGGATTGTAGTGCTTAGACGAAGAAGGGAGGCAACATGAGTCAAAGAGTTTTGAGAAAATACGGCGTTCAGACAGACATTGATTTTGATGTATATAAAGTTGATGGAGTGGACTTGCGAACGGATTGGGCGCCAGCTCAGGCTGATTGTAGGATTATGAAGGATGGCGGAGCCTTTCAAATGTGTGACAATACAGCTGTCACTGAAAGTGGAACCTACTCGATCATATTAACTGCAACGGAGATGCAGTTTGCTAGCGGAGTCTTGAAGATAGTGGATGCTGCGACGAAAGTATTCCTTGATAAAGTAATTATCATCGAAACCTATGGTCACGCATCGGCTCAGCACGCGATGGACTTTGATGACGCTGATGGTTCTACATTAACAGAGGTCGGCGGGGATGGAGCTCAATTAACTGAAGCTGGAGGCGATGGAGATCATCTTAGCGAAGCCGGGGGAACTGGAGATCAGTTTTCCGGTTTACCTAGAAGTGAAGCTGATTTAACCTACATCCACGGCACTGCCTTAACCGAAACCGCAGGCCAGCTTGCTGCGGCATTTAAGAAATTCTTCGATGTTGCGGCTCCAACAGCAACGGCGCTTAGTTTACCAGATGCGCTCCCCGATGCGGCTGGAGGATTGCCGGTGTCCGACGCCGGCGGTCTTGATCTCGATACGAAACTGGCAAATACAAATGAAATCACCGCCGCCCGCATGGGGGCATTGACCGATTGGATCAACGGTGGCCGACTGGACTTGATTCTGGATATCATTGCCGCCGATACCACTACAGATATACCCGCCTTGATAGCAACGGCGCAGAACGATCTTGATACGATCACAGGCGGAAGTGGAGTATTGATAGATACTGATGCTGTTGATGCCGATGCCTTAAAAGCTGATGCCGTTGACGAAATATGGGCCAAGGCTATGAGTGATCTTGCCCAAGGCGCGCCAAGTGCAACGGCTTCGGTATTGGTGGCGATCAATTGGTTATATGAGGCATTCAGAAACAAGTCAAAGACCACTGCTACGCGAATTACGATTTATAAGGACAACACTACGACTGAACTGGCAAGGTCTACGATAAGTGATGACGCAACCACATTTACCAAGGGCGAGATGGCAACGGGTGTTTAATGGCTGTAGATACTGAAACAAAAAGACGGTCGGCTTTAGGTATGCTCGTAATGGCGCTGACCATTGCGCCTGTGCCGGATGGCACTATTGCCGCCGTTGACCGCGAACATATTACGGGCATTTATGCAGGAATAGCTCCTGCCTCTCCGGGCGTATTAACAACAGCTATTCATATTTTCAGCGAAACAACAGTCGAACCCAACCATGCTACAGACAATCCGAGCAGTGTTTTGATTGCCGACGACCTTGAGGTGCAGGGAGAGGGGTTCTTTGGAAGTGGGTCTAATTACTCTCAATTTGAAGGTGATGGCACGTATGTAATGAAAGGAGCCGCGACTGTCTGGAATGATTTAATCTTACCACTATCAAGCGCAAGAGTCCCAGCGGCAAACGCGCCATCGTGGACATCGTTCATCGGGAACCTAAATGCTTATACTTACGATGTGAATGATTTTCAGGAATTTTCCACCGAGATAGAACATGGATACAAGAGCGGCTCGACTTTTGAGTTTCATATTCACGGAGCGGTAAATGGCAGCAACGTAGACGATAGAACAATCAAATTCGAGATAGAATATACAATTGCCGATACCCCCGCAGAATCAGGATTCGGGGATGTCTATCCGGCTACCACCACGATCAACGGCGAGTTGACCATCCCGGCGGCTACAACAGACCTCACAGCTTTCAGTATTCACATTGGAACGGATTCTACAGGTAGTTTTGTTCAAGGGGCTATAGTAAACGGTAGAGTCCGAAGAATAACTTCCACTGGCACAGAGCCGACTGGCGATCCATTTCTTACTGAGGTCGGGATACACGCCGAAGACGATACTATTGGATCACGAACTGAAACAGCTAAATAGAATAGAAAAGCTCGATGGCTGAAGAAGTAAAACATAATTTCGTAACCGGAAAGACTCTATATTTCTGCCGGTTCATATTATCGAACAGCAATGTTATGCTCGCCAACCCCGCGACGAACGAGGTCTGGGGTACAGGCGCCAGAGATGCCAGCGCTTACGGTGTCGCCATGACTGAAGAAGGCGGGTCAGGCCACTACACAGGCGACTTCGCTGACGGGGGCGCGATAGCGGCAGGGACGTATCATATAGTTGTCTATGACCGTCTGACAGGTGCTTTTATAGATTCCGATCCTGCTTTGGCGCAGGGTGATCTCCCTTGGGACGGAACCAGTGAAATAAATCTGTTTGCGGTATACACAGACACGAATGAAATCCAAGGCAAACTTCCAGACGAATTCATAATGGGCAGTTCGGTAACAGATTCAATGGACGATGAGATAAATGCCGCAGTGCAGGATCTCGGACAAGTGAAAACAATTGAAGACGAATCACCCGGTGACGGTGCGCCGGACAGGACGTCCGGTATTGTGAAGGGTTTTTAATGCCTAACCATCCAATTATCAATTTCAATAGTGGCGAGCTTAGCAAACTCATAGATGCCAGAAGCGACATAGACAAATATGCCGCAGGCTGCCGTGTATTAGAGAATATGATCCCGAGAGTCTACGGCATTGCCGAACGGCGTCCGGGATTACAATTCATTCTTGCAGCAGATGATAATGCCGTTGCCGGTAGGATAATTCCGTTCATATATTCCAATGCGATTGCCTATGTAATTGAGATGGGCGATCAGGTCTTTAGGTTCTTTTTCGACGGTGGCGTAGTTCTTGACGGTGCCAGCGCTGTTGAAACTGCCACTCCGTATGTAGAAGCGGATTTATTTCAGGTTCAGTTTATCCAAAGTCTTGATGTTTTGTACCTTACCCATCAGGATTACGCCCCGAGGACATTGAGCCGAACGTCGGCTACTGTTTTTGCCTTAGCAGCGATAGAGTTTAAGTTCGGGCCGTTCTTACAGAGAAATGATTACCTTGAAGATGATGACGTTACTCTTACGTGTTCGGTGATAGCCGCAGCGGCATCAGGGACTTTAACTGCCTCCGCAGCGACTTTCCTATCAGGTCACGTAGGGTCTTTGTGGAAGCTGACGTTACCCAGGGTCAATACCTCAGTAAAAGGTACCGCTACCGGGACGGGAGTGATCGACGCCGCCATAGACGTTGACGGACCGTTTACCTTTAAGACGTCAGGTCATTGGGGCGCCACCATAGAACTCCAACGAAACGAAGACTCTAACGGATGGGAGACTTTCAGGACTTGGACTTCTGTTTTGAGTGCGGGCGTGGGGTCGTTAAACGCTCAGTATACTGGCATAGAGTACGCTCAAAATACCCAATACAGAATGAACGTCACTACGTATTCGGGAGGCACAGTTCAAGCGTCTCTCACGGTCAACACCTCAACTCAATCGGGGATAGTCAAAATAACAGCGGTGACTAATTCAACTTCGGCGACTGCTACAGTCATATCTAAACTCGCATCTACCGATACCACAAAGCAATGGAACGAAGGCGCGTGGTCGGGGGTCAGAGGTTATCCGAAGACAGTGTGTATCTTCCAGAGTCGGGCGATTTACGCCAGTACGTCCTTTCAACCTCAAACATTATGGTTCAGTCAGACGGGGGCCTACAGCATAATTACGTAGGGATATTATGGTAGTTGCGATAGGAAATGGCCCAAATACAGGCCCGAACATTGCCGGGTCATACATAGACACAAACAACGAAGGCTCGACCCCTGGTGTTGCCAGTACGACCGCTACCCCAAGTGCGTTCAATCGGCTAATTACCGACTCCTCTTCGTTTTCTCTGACTTTAGACTCAGGGACGAGAAATGCAATCCAATGGATAGCAGCCAAGAAACACATTCTGATAGGAACTACCGGAGGCGAGTGGCGGATGGGAGGCCCTCCACAGAGACCATTCACTCCTACTAACTTTGAGTTGAAGCAGCAGACGAATCGCGGATCGAAGGATATGCAGCCCATCTTGATAAGTGATGCAATTGCTTTTGTGAATGTAGTTGGAAGAAAATTGCATAAACTTACCTTCAATGGAGTGAGTGAGGATTACGAAACTCCAGACCTTTCAGTCCTGGCCGAACACATAACCGAAAGCGGTGTAACGTCTATGGCGTTCCAGCGGAATCCAGATGAGATACTATGGCTTACCCGTGTTGACGGCACGTTACTTTCGATGACTTACGATCCGATTCAGAATGTAATTGCGTGGGCTCGGCACCCTATGGGGACGGCCCTTGCGGAAAGCGTAGCGGTTATTCCCGGTGATGGCGAGGACGAAGTATGGGTTTTCGTGCAGAGGACGGTTGGTGGGAGTACTGTAAGATATGTAGAAAGAATGAAGCCTCGCAACTGGGGAGACGACGTTGAGGATATGTTCTTCGTGGACTCGGGATTAACTTACGATAGCACGGCAACGACAACTATCACGGGATTGGATCATTTGGAGGGTGAGACAGTTGCAATCTTAGGCGACGGTGCCGTACTTCCTACGAAGGTAGTCTCAGGCGGTTCTATCAGTTTAGCGGAGTCAGTCTCGGTGGCGCAGGTCGGCTTACCATACACCTACAAATTGAAGCCAATGAGAATGGACCAAAACACTCAGGCGGGTACATCTAAGGGATCTGTAAAGAAGTTCGCCGAAGTGGTGATAAGTTTCTTCAGGACATTGAATGCGAAGTTCGGCGACGGCAATACGACGTTCAAAATTCCGTGGCGGGAATCTTCTGATGATTATGGCGATCCTCCGGCTTTGTTTACCGGAGATAAGGAAGTCGTCACGGACGGAGGCTTCAACGTGGAAGACCCATTTGAAATTACAGGCTCAGATCCAATGCCGTGTAGCGTCCGCGCGATTATACCGCGCGTTGAGAAAGTAGGGAGATAGAATGTGGTTCCTTTTGGCATCTATGGCATTACAGGCATTTAGCTCCTTCCAGCAGGGAAGGGCGCAAGCCGCCGACGAGAGGCAGAACGAAGCAATAGCCAGGCACAACGCCTTATTGGCCGAAACAGATAGGCGAGCGGCTGAGGTCAAGCTCGAAGAAGACCAACTGCTTCAACTCTTCGAGTCCGAGCAGGCCATAGGCAGAGCAACGGTCAGGGCGGGTGCTAGCGGGGCCAGGGTTGATGTAGGCGCTCCGTTTAAGGAAAGGGCACAGTTAGGTTCCATGTTCGACTTTATGAGGTTCAGGGCCGCCAGGGAGGGCCGTGAGGGTATCGAGGACTTAACGCAGGAAGCTGCGTCGTTTAGAGCCAGGGCGAAACAGTTTGGCGAAAGGGCTAAGTCGGCAGAGAAGGCAGGATTACTCGGGGCCGGTACGGCGATTTTGGGTGGGTTGGCTAAGGGTACGAAGCAAGGGCATTTCTTTCAGCCGAAGTCAACGACTACAAGTCGGGGTTTTGCTACAGGCGTATCTTCAACTGCAACTGCGGGCGCCGGAAGGTTTTAAGGAGACATTATGGGATTTAGATGGCCGACAATGCCGGGAAGCGGAGGGGCACAAGTAGCCCAGCAAATAGGTGCTATCGGTGCGGGCATAGGGGCCTTGGGTGAAGAAATCAATGCCCAGCAGGCTGAAGTTGAATATCAGGATTTCAAACTCCGGCAGAAGGCCAGAATAAATGCTCTCGGTGATACGTTGGAACAAAATACCGACGAGAATACGTATCTTTCCGAAACAAAAAAAGTCATTGACCAGATGCAGTCCGACATGCCGAAGAACGGTCTCGCCAAGAGGTTCGCTTCTTCATGGATCAAGAATGAAATACCCCATTTGAATAAAGCTGCCAACGAGTCGATCAAGAGAAGGATAAAGGATAAATCGGACGTCAAGCAAGGAGAGCTGATAGAAGATGCTATCCGCAGTGGTAATACAGTAGACTTAGAAGAACACACCGTCGCCCGAGTCGGGTTTGGGTACATGAGCGCCGCTGACGCTCAGAGGGTGTTGCAAGACACCAGACATAAAGCCGAACGATCGGCCGCAGAACAGATTGCCCTGGGGCCGAAACCTGAAATAATCCTTGATAACTACACAACTGCCCAGGAACTCCAAAAGGACTTCCCAACCTTAACGCCGGGAGATTTTCAAGATTTACGGTCCATGGCGCGAGGCCAGCAAAGATACCTCGAAACAGACGAGAAATTGCGGAGGCGAGAAGCTATCAACGCAGTCGGCGTGGAGGCAAGCAAACTCGCAGCAACAGAAGGCATTGAGGGTTACAAGAAGGCTCAGAAGTTACTGCTGGACAATATTGATATTCTCGGTCACGACTTGTTTACGACTCTAAGCCGGAATTTGCAAACTACCTCGAAACTCTACGGTGAAACGGGAATCAACTATTACGAAGTGACACACAAGCCTTCTGTCTTCTGGGAACTCGACAGTCAAATCAAGGCTGGCACTCTTACCGATCCTGCGTTCGTTTACCAGAGAACAGGTGCGGACGGTATCAGTGAGACGGACGCGGCTCGCCTTGCAAAGAGAATACCGAAACAGGGAGGAAGTGCGAACGATTTCCGCAACGGCGCTGCGGCGACAATGTTCCTAAACGCTTACAAGGCGGCAGTGAGCAATAACCTTCTTCTTGATGAAGCAGGGCTGGGTAAAGAGTTGGGATTGAGATGGCTGGAAGACTCCCTCCAACAACACCCGGACTGGTCACTGAGACAGGTAGACGAAGAGGCTTTACGGATAATGGAGAAAGTCCAGCAAGCGGAGATTGAGGGAGCGTTACCGACAACTGCCGACGAACTAAAGGGATTGCGAGTCAAGGCGGAAAAGAAAACCAACAGAGATATTATGCAGCGTATCTGGGAGCAAATGACAGAGGAAGAAAGAGTTATCGCCATGCAGGCATTAAAGCAGGGCAAGACAGCGAAAGAAATCATAGCCTTTTTCGAGGCGAACAAATAATGGCTAATCGCTTAACAGGATTATTGGACAAGCCCAAGGTGAAAGTGAATCGACTTGAAGGATTACTCGACCCGGTAGTCCCCATTGTTCCTGATCCTGCAAGAGTCGAACAGGGCATCAAAGATACTCTGGACATTGCCGAAAAGTCGAATGTTCCAATTCCCAGTGCGACACAAAGCCATAAGACCTTCCAGGATATTATACTGCGTCAAGACACTGCATGGCAGCGGCTACTGGACATGCCGCGAAGAATCAACGTACCCTTTACTGATCCGGTAGTCCCGGTTACACCAGAGGACGTAATTCGGGCCGAAAAAGAGAGTGCGCAGCGAGCATTAGAGATGCAGTTGGGTTTAGCTGTTACTGATCCGAGCGTAGTCGGCTCGATTCCGGCAGCGCCAATCCATCCATTACGAACAGCCGAAGAAATAGCCAAGGGTGGTGTGCGATTTGGCGAAACTGTTCTCGGTATTTCGGGCGGTACTGTGCCCAACTGGGTTGGCAGATTCATAGAAGCCGGGGGCCGGGCACTGGACGATTTCGTAAAGCTCGGAACGGTAGACAAGGATCAGATTTACAATCCCTATGCCGAAGCGATTATGGCATTTGGGCGTAATATGTCGAGACAGGGCAAGGCTGATAGGAAATTATGGGCCGAGCGGGCACAGACAGGATGGGAGGCACTTGATCCTCAGTTGAAAGAGACTGATCCTGTTTCCTATGGCGCTGGTAGGTTGACCGAAGGCGTGGCGTCAAGCGCGCTGTCTGTGCTGGCGGTCTATCTTTCAGGTGGGGGGGCTGCGCCGGCACTGCTCAATCAAGGTTTCCGAATTAACCGGGGCCTGGTTGCGTTGTCCGGGCTCTCGGCAGCAGGGGGATTTGAACACGCCCAAGCCCTCGAAGATCCGACGAAAGGCGAGACGGAGAATTTCCTATGGTCAACGGTACAGGGATTTGCAGATGGCCTTATAGAGTACGTCATGGAATCGAGCTTTTTGGATGATGTGGGAAAGGGCGGTAAGGCATTAACGGCGGGAAGAAAAGAAGCGACCGAAGAGTTCTTCACAGGTGGTATGCAAACGTTGCGGGCCAAGACGCTTGAGAACGACGCCAAGGGCATGAGTGCTTACGATTCGATCAAGGATGCCGTCAAGACGTGGTTGGTTGGTTCGCCGTGGGACATCGCGGCCGGATTTATCGGCGGTTACGGTATCCAGGGCGGTGCGAATCTTATAGCGTTGACGAAGACGGCTAACGCCATACCGCTTGAGGTCGAGGAAGCCCCCACGGCGCCCGCTAAGCCGTCGGAAGTCGCACCCCCAGCCGATGCTCCCATCAACGTCTACAAGACAACCGACGGCACGGTAACGGGTTTACAAGAGACAGATGTTGAATTGCGTGACGGGGTATTGGTAGATAAGGATACCGGCAAGCCCGTCATTCTCGACACAGAAGCCAGCGGTAGTGCTATTGCCGCCCCAGCGGCGGAAGTAACACCCGAAGGCGAGGTGCCCATACAGAAACCTTTGGCCGAAGAGGGCGCAGGTGGGATCGCATGGCAGACCGCAATGAAGAACGTTCTCGCCTTGGCCGAAAAGGATCGACCGCTTATCAAGAAAGAACAGACTGAGGCTCGCTCCCAGAGGGTAGGGGCAATGGCCGGGACGTTGGAATTCCTACGTGGGAAGGGCGTACCGGGCAAGGAAGCAATCCACAGGGCGTCCGGTCAACTCAAGGGCGCGCTGACTAATTACGAAGGCCGCTATCAGCCGTTGGAAGACATCATCGAACCTGCATTCATTCAAGCCGCCGAGAACGATATAGCCGATACCGAGAACCTTACTCCATTCGATAGAATCTCCTTGACGAATCACGATAAGACAGGCGCATGGGACAAAATGCTGCGCGGAGCGGCAATGACGCCGGGCGACGTGAGGTTGATAAGGAAGTGGCAACCTCTTCTTGCGAAAGAAGCCTCGAAGCGAGTGCCGTTGTCAACGAAGTTCTGGAGCGGCCTGGAAAGCCTACTCGGGACATTAAAGTTCGGTGCCGGCTTCGACATCCAAACGCGACGTCAAGCACGATGGATGCGTGGTAGACATCCGATCATATTCCGCAAAGCAGTAGGCAGGAATATCGCCGCTTACATATCGAACCAATATGCCGACAAGATGGCTGCGGAAACTGAATCAAGTCCTAACTATAAAATGGAGGCAAGGTTTAGTTCGCAGAAAAATGGCCTGAAATTCCTTTCCCGACATCCGGAAGTTAGCGTCGATCGACCGGAACAATTCACAGCAACAATACCTAAAGAGTTACCGTTCCTTGGCAAGAGGCTAAAGGTTGTCGGTAAGGGCGCAGAGGTAGTTTACAAATACACAGGAGGGCAGATCGGCAGGGTACACGCAGCGTCTATGCGGGGGTTCATCGACTCTTTCAACTGGATGCAGCAGAAACTTTGGGATCAGCAGATCAACAACTGGAAACAGAACAATATAGAGATTACGCCCAAGATGCTACATGACTTGGTCGATTTCCAAAACACAATGATGGGCATGGCAAAACCGAAGACAAACTTTGGCCAGGCTGTTAACCGGGTTATGCGGCCTGTTATGTGGTCCCCGAGTTTGACGTGGTCAAGAGTGCGTACACCTTCCTTGATGCTCTCTAATTCTACTATGAGAACAGAAGTTGCCGCGACGTTGGGTACGTATATAGGGACGGGACTGATGTACTTGGGCGCAGCCTCGATGCTTGCCCGATGGTGGGATTTGGACGATGTTGTCGAGTGGGATGTGGATTCCAGCGATTTCGGCAAGATCAAGTTAGGCAATACCCGATGGGATATTTTCGGTGACGGCGGCCCGTATGTCAGAGCCATACTGCAAACATGGAAAGGCACGAAGAAAAATCAAGCTGGCCGAGTAACAACGAGAGAGGGATTTGAAAAGCTCCAACCATTCAAGCAACTATTCAGGAACAAACGTGCGCCTGCAATGGACTTATTCCTAAAGATATGGACGGGCAGAAACTACTACGGCGGCGATGCGTGGGCTTTACCTGATTACGACTCCATGAGAAGAGAGGGTGGTCGAAAGGCGGAGATTGCTGATTGGCATGAGAAGTTCATGGAGTCCGAGAAAACCGAGGTGGCCTTCTTCATAAGTAAGGAAGTCTATGATCGCTTCATGCCCTTCTTCATACAGTCGGCGGCGGAGGCGGCGTGGTTTGACGGCTGGCCGCAAGCGTTAGGCGCAGGGACGGACGAATTCTTTAGTGGGCAGGCGTTGACGTATGAGCCGAGCACAAGTGCGGAATTGCAGATCGTTCAGGACGTAGCGGCCACGCAGGAATTCGACAAGCTCTGGGATGATTTGACGCCGAGCCAGCAAGCCCAACTCCATAGCCAAATACCGGAAATGGAACGTCTTGAGATGAAGAAGGCTTCGGAGAAATTGCCGCCGGAAGAAATCAGCTTTGCGAAACAGAATCGGGCCGCAAAGCGGATATTCAAGGCAATGCCTGATGCCGTCAAGAAGGAAATGAACGCCGTGGGGGTGCGTATATCTGCGCCGTCCAGGAAGATTGGCAAGTTTTTCCTCAACGAAGACAGGTACAAGGCTTACGAGGGCATGGTGCGGCAAGAAGTCGAAACGAGCTTATCGAGAAGAATAGAAACGCCCCGATGGGAATCTAAGAGTGAAGTTACTCGCATGAAGATTATGAAAGACGACATAAAGCGAGCGAAGGCCAGGGCGACAAGTAGGCTTTTGGTTGCTATCAATCGTGACAAATTATAAAGGAGAAAATCGTGACTGTTAGCAACCAAACCAATAGAACAAGTGCCACGGGCACCAACACAGCAGGGCAGGCAATATCCTATTCGTTCCCGGCCAATCTTTCGTCCGACTTGGTAGTAAAGACGAGAGTCACCGTTACTGGTGTGGAGGCTACGCTGACCTTGACCACCGACTACACGGCCACAGTGTCGGATACAGGCGGTACGGTAACGATGGTGGCAGCCATACCAGCAACCAAGACAATTCATATCATCAGGGATACTCCCAATACGCAGTCCTTGGATTTGGTTACCGGCGGGTCATTCGATGCCGAGAGTCTTGAGGATAGCCTGGACAAGGTGACGAAGCTTGCTATCGAGAACAAGGACAAACTGACTCGGGCTTTGCGTGCGCCAGCGACAGACCCCACATCTCTTGACATGGAACTGCCCAATTCCGTTGACCGGGCCAGTAAGACCTTGACGTTTGACGCCGATGGTAAACCTACCGCGACGGCGGCGGCGACGACTACGGTTAGTTTCTCGGCGTATGGCGAATCGTTGGTTGACGATGCGAACGCTGTCGTGGCGCAGGGAACCCTTGCTCTTAAAGATGGCTCGGCTGATCTTGATATCAAGACCCTGCAAGTACAGAATCAGGTGGCGGCAATAACGTTGGCTGACGTGAATGCAGATAGTTTTATATCGAGCAGTAGTCCGATGGTCAACGTAAAGCATCCAGACTTTGGAGCCACGGGTGACGGCGTGACCGACGACACAACGGCGGTGAATCTTGCGAAGACAGCGGCGGAAGTCCTCGGCGGTAAGTTATACTTTCCGAATGGCGTTTACCTGATAGACAGTCTCGCACTTTCGGGGAATCATGGTGTTTATGTGGTCGGCGAGTCTCAAGGCACGATTACTGTTACGACAGGCGTGACATTGAAATGTCGATCTGTAGTAACTGACTTCATTACAATTGCCGGTAACCGTCATCAGATGCATAATATAAGAATTGATGGAAATAATAAGGCTACGAACTGTATTCGCTTTGGCTTGGCAAACTCTACCTATATGAGTTTTCGTCATCTTGAGGTTCACAATCCCGTTGACGGTGGAGTCAATGTATTGTTCTCGGGCGCCGGTAATCCGCAAGCTTCGGAAATGGCGTTTTATAACTGCAATTTCGATGGTGGCCGGGCGGGGGCAAGTGGGATAACTAATATCTTGCTCGATTCTACGAATGTAATTAATGTAGCTTTTTATTCATGCACGTTTGGCGCCGCCGATCCCGAAACTGACGTTGATGTTCATTGTTACATCAAGAGAAGCTCGGCGTTCTTTTATGATTGTTTTTGGGTTGACGCTAAATCCTACGATGTGCGAATTGGGACCGGTACCCCTAAAAACGGTACAGTCGGTATTTTTGGCGGACGGTCGGAATCTAGTCTGCTTGATGCAGCTTCGATATCACTCGAAGGGGCAGACGGCCATATTGACATTATTGGCTTTGTCCATGCAACCGATGCAGTCTTAACATCCTTGAATATTACCAGTGCATTTGCCGGTAAGTGTACGGTCATCGGCGGGCAATATGACA